GCACAGGCATTTTTCGCATCGAGGGTATAGGGGTTGGAGATACCGCCGGCCTCGATATAAACGGAAACGACTTCGCGGCCCAGCAAACCGTGATTGGAGAGAGTGCCGGCGGGGACAAGAATGGCAAGCTCACTTGCGGCTCGGGGACCGTGACTATCGGGAGTGGCGGATTGGCCAGGGGGCATGCTGACAACACCGCCGGCATCGTCAATCTCGACAGCTGCACTTTGGTGGTAAATGGCCCCATCGAAGGAACCGGCCTGACGTTCAACAACGTCGGATCCAAGGTCACCGGCCCCGGCACGTTCACCAACACGACCGTCTCAGGGACGACGCTGGACGCGACGCGCATGTCGGGCGGCGGGCCGACCAAGAACGGCGACGGCGGCGGCAATAGCGGCATTCTGTTTAGCCTTGGTAGGCGGCGGCGGTTGCTCCTGAAGGTGGGCCACTGATGGCCGCTACGCTGAAAAACCAGAAGCCGTACCGGACCCGCTTCGCAGTAGTCGCGGAGAATATCTGCCTCGCCGAGGGCTACGACGATAAGAAGCTCGCCAAGACGTTCGGGATCGGCACCAGCACGCTCTACAAGTGGAAGGCTGACCACCCCGAGTTCTCGCAGGCGATTTGCAGGGGCAAGGACCTCTTTGACGGCGAGAACGTCGAGCCTGCCCTACTCAAGAGGGCACTGGGGTATGACGTGCCGTGGGAGGAAATCAACGAAGAATACGACAAAGGCGGAACGCTCATTAAGCGGACAGTCAGGCGGGGCGTCAAGCACTTTGCCCCCGACGTGACCGCGCAGATATTCTGGCTGAAGAACCGTTCCGGGGGCCGCTGGCGCGACGTGCGAGACCTGGACATCCAAGACGGCGAGGGCGGCCCCATGCAGATCGTTTTCTTCGCCGCAAAACGTGCTGAGCAGGCTGGATTGAAGGGGCCGACGCCATGACCATGCCAGTCAAGAGATTCATGGACGGCATACACTCTGCACAAGAGGAGGTCTTCCGCGCATTCGACGCTCAAAAAGCTAGGTTCATCAGCCTGGAATGGCACCGCCGGTCTCGCAAAACAACGATGGCTATCAATCTGCTACTTCGCGAAGCCATATTGAACCCGAACTCGGCGTACGGCTACGTGGGGCCAACGTACAAGCAGGCCCGGGAAACCGTGTGGGACGATCCGAACATGCTCAATGCGTATCTGCCGCCACAGTCCCAGATGCGATGGCGGAAGAACGAGCAGAGGCTTCAGGTCAAGTTTGGCAACGGTAGCCTTCTGCGTATTCTCGGCGCCGACAAGCCGGACAGCCTACGCGGGCTGGATGCGTGCGGCGTTGTATTCGACGAGTGGGCGCTGATGAAGGAGGAAATCTGGACGGCGATTTTCCGGCCGATCTTCGCTCAGGACCCGAATCGCTGGGCCATGTTCCTGTACACGCCCGTAGGGATCAATCACGCAACCGACATGCACGACCGGGCACGTGCCGGCCGGCCGGGATGGTACGCCAAGACGCTGACCACGGACACGTCAGGGCTTCTGTCGGCGGCCGAACTGGCCGAGGCTGCCAAAGACATGCCCGATTGGCTGGTACGCCAAGAGTTCTTGTGCCACCGGATCGCCGACGAAGACGCCGTACTCATCACGTCGCGACTGATCGACGCACTGAGAGATCATCATGCCGTTGAAAATGAGACCCGGACGATTATCGCCTGCGATCCGGCCACCGGCGGGGACGCCTGCCCCATCATTGTCGGCCGGAACTGTGCAATTATCGACTCGAAGACATTGCACGACCGCGACACCATGAAGATCGTGGGCGAAATCATGCTCATGTCGAACTTGCACAAGACGAAGAACGTCACCGTTGACAATATCGGCGTGGGCAAGGGCGTTGCCGATCGGTGCCGGGAGTTGGGGCTGAATGTCATCAGCTTCAACTCGTCGGAGCAAGCGCACGACCCCGAGCGGTTTGCCAACCGGCGGGCGGAAGCATGGTGGGCCACAATGCAACTGATCCGGGACAAGAGCATTCCCTACCCGAACAGTGCGGATGTACGCCGGCAATTGGCTTCGGTGAAAGTCAGGCCGCTACATTCAAACGGGCGGATCATAATGGAAGAAAAGAGTTCCGTTCGCAGGCGGATCGGGCGAAGCCCAGACGATGCGGACTGCTTTGTGTACCTGGTCGCGGGAACGCAGCAACTCCCGCCGGACGAACCCAAGGAAAGCCGTAGCCGCTACCGGAAGGCCCGAAAGACGGGTAGCCCGTGGGCGGCGTAGAAAGGACGTAGGCGTGGCAGTCAATGCCGTAACAGGATTCGAGTACAGACTTGGACTGAGTGGCACAACGGAGTTGTGTGAGGTGATGGAAACTAGGCCGTGGCTACGACGGCGAAGAAAGGACACAACGATGGCAGCAACCGATTTTCGAGACTTGGCAAGCCGGGCGAAGTGCGGCGATGGAAGCACGCCCAAGGCGCCGAAGAAGCCAGCGGCCACGGCGCCCAAGACGGTGCCAAAGAGGCCGGCGGCGAAGAAGCCCGATCCTGTGACTCCGCACAACGGGGCATCGCTGAAAGACTCGCCGCCGGGAACGCCCGAGCCTACGGCGAAGCCCAAATCTGCCACCCGCAAGGGCCACTGGGAAGCAATCACCTTCCACGGCAAGACGCAGCAGGTATGGGTCGAAGATAAAAGCTAGCAATGGCAAAAGGTGACGACAAACTCGTTGAGAAGTTCCGCGACTGGTTCGACGCCGATACCCAGACGCGAAACCAGGACTGGCGCACCCGCGGCTGGGAGAGCGTGAAATTCTACGCCGGCCAGCAGTGGGACGCAGAGGTTGTCCAGGAACTCGCGAAAGACAACCGGCCGGCCCTGACTATCAACAAGGTCATGCCCACGGTACACGTGCCCTGTGGCTATCAGCGGCGGAACCGGTCAGAGGTCCGCCTGTTCGCTCGCAAGGGCGGTACGGAGCCCATTGCTCGCCTGGGCACGGAACTCATCAAGCACGCGATCGACTCGTCGAGCGGGCACTTTGAGATTTCCGACGTGTTCCGGGACGGCCTTGTTACGGGTATGGGTTTCCTGGCAGTCGATGTTGTGTTTGAAGACGACCCTGTCAACGGCGACGTGATCGTTTCGCGAGTCTCCCCGTTCGACGTGGTCGGGGACGAGTTGAACTTCGAGACGGACCTCGACAAGGGTAATCACCTATTCCGCATGCGGTGGGTGGAGCGGGACTGGGCCAAGGCGATGTATCCGAAGGTCACGAAAGCAAAGTGGCTCGACATGGACAATGCCGAATCGTGGGACGAGGCCGCTGTGCCCGACGATCGGGACGAAGATACATATGCGGCGCTCGAATCACTCGGCATCGGCCGAGGCAGCAAGCTCGAAGAGGCGCGGGACAAGCGCCAGTACCGCTTTGTGGATATATGGTGGAAAACGCCCCATAACGTCGTTCTCGCAATCGGCGTCGGCGAAGACGGCGCCCCGCTGGTCATTCGGACGAAAGACGACAAGGAAGCCGCCAAGCTGGAAGGCGAGGGAGCGCGCCTTGTGCCTCGCGTGATCCAGGTTCTCAACAAGGCCGTCCTGTCCGGCGACATGATCCTTGAGCAGACCGTGGACCCGTTCAAGGGAATCAATCGCTTTCCGGTGATGCGGTACAGCCCGTTCGCGGTCGAAGGGCTCCCGCTGGGCATCGTGGACAATATCAAAGACCCGCAGCGGGAACTCAATAAACGCCGAAGCCAGGCGCTGCACCACCTGAATATGGTTGCCCATTCGGGCTGGGACGCGAATAATCTCGGCCCGACAGCGCTGAAGAATCTGGAAGATTTTGGGACCAAGCCGGGGGCGATTATTGACACCACTGGAGGCACACTGAAGCCGATCACGCCCCAGCCGCTCAGTACGGGGCACATTACCATGAGCGAGTTGGCCGCCCGCGACATGGAGGAAATATCCGGCGTCAATCCAGACCTCACGGGCACGAACCCCTCCTCCAACGAGTCTGGCCGGGCCCGTCTGATTCGCCAAGAGGCGGGCTTGATGGTCACTCAGATCGCCTTTGACAACTTCAACCGCACGCTGGAGAAAATGGGATCCTTTGCGTGGGACCTGATCCGGCGCAGCGAAATCTACAGTGACGAGGAAATCCAGGCGATCCTGCAAGAGGACACGCTTCAGCATTTCACTGACGAGCAGGGCAATAATGCGGACTTCTCCGCCATGAGGGACTGGCGGAACTCCAATTACGGCGTCCGCGTCGAGCGAAGCCCGCATTCGCCGACGGCCAAGAGCGAAACGTCTGAGGAGATGCTGCGCATGCGAGAAGCAGGTATCGGGATTCCCGACGATCTTGTAGTTGAGGCGTCGGAACTACCCAACAAGGAAAAGGTGATTCAGCGGATACGTGAGGTGCAGCAGGCGGCATTGCAGGCGGCGCAGGCACAGGGAGCGAAACAATGACCGCTGTCGAACAAGAATATCGCGACCGCGCCTTGCGGGTGATCGGAAACAGTCTCGGCGAGGTCCTGCCGGAATTCTACGGCAGCGTCAGATTCAACATGCAGGGTGGCAAGCCGATCAGTGTTAATATCGAGGAAACCGTGAGGCTGGAGAGTCGAAAGCTGAGAGTGCAGACATAAGGAATAACAAGATGGACGAAATGACAGCCAGCGAAGCACTGTACGGATTTATGGCGTGGCTCACGGGCAGGAAAGAACGGGTTGCGTTCAGTTCCAGTGATGCGGCCGGGAAAGCCGCCGATCTTGTGGCTGAATTTTGCAAGGCCAACACACTGCGTGAACCAGGAGAGAAGTGGACCGAGCGACTCACGATGCCGGCATGCGAGAATGAAATCTTCAAGCAGGTCCACGCCGCAGCCACGGCGGGAACAACCCGGTACGTCGAATTATCCTACCCATTACAAGAACAGCCGGCCTACGTCACGATCAGCCTCAGCCACGTCAGGGCTGCGGATGACGTCAGAATCAGCTATGATTTCGAAAGGGACGGCTGGATTATCGAGCAAGCTTCGATCTTCGAATGGGACGGAGATGATCAGGTATGCGACGCGGACTGGGCAGAAGTGGCGTTCGCTAAGGCGTGGGCCAGAAAACAGCAGGCACCAGCAAAACCCTGAGCACCTGACAACTGAATAGACACCTTGGGTGAATCGAAACAATCGAAGCCCCTCTCCTGTGCTGACGCGCGGGCGGGGGGCTTTTTTTACGCCCGTGGATGGGCGCGACCCCAACCGGCCGGGGTGATGAGCCGGCAACCCTTCCGCCAGGGAACAGGCGGCTTCGGGCTTCTCCTTGGCCCGCACAAAACAAGGGAGAGAGGACAGAGACATTATGACAACGGAAATTGACAACAACGAAAACATTGGTAGCGAGGAAACTCCGAAAGAAGGCACCACGCATGAAGACAGCCAAGCAACTGTGGACTGGGACAAGATCGACGCCGATACGATCCCGCATGCCGTCGCGCAGAAAACCCAGACGGCACAGGGAATCCTGAACGACCTGCGGGAGCAGCGGGAGCACACGGCGCGGCTCAGCGAGGAAAACGAGCGGCTCCGTGCGGCTGCCACCGAGAGCGAGGCCAAGCCTGATCCGCTGGAACTGGACCCCGAGGATTACGCGACCGGCGCCCAGATCAAAGAAATGCTGAGCCGTCACACCGAAGAGATTGTCAGCACGCTTTCGGCACGCGATGCGGCGACGGCGAAAGCGGCGAGCGATGCCCGGCTCAGGACTTCGGCGAAGCGGGTCCGGTCGGAAATGACCACAGAGAAGGCCGGCAAGGGACTCTCGGCAGCCGAGGTGTTCAATGTGAACGGTGGGGCACTGGGGCGGCTTCAGCAGAGCAACCCGGCGCTGGTTAAGTCGATCGTGGAAACATCGGATGACCCGGCCCGCGAACTGTACGACGCTTGCCTCCTGCTCGATCCGCAGACAAAGAAAGCCCATCAGGCCCAGCAGGCCAAGAGCCTGAAGGGTCAGATTCGCGGTGAGACGGGCGGGGCGGTGCCGGCCGAAGAAGTGGACGATCTTGAGGCAATGCTGCAAGGCGTTCTCAGCGAGTCCGATGCCGACGCGATCGGCACGCAGGCTGATGGCATGTTCATGCGAGGTGACGACGGATAAGAGCAACCCGCTACCGCATTTCTGGAGTTAATGCGATGGCAAGAACAGGATTTGAAACCACAAGCGCTCTTCGACAAACCAAACAGAGCGCAGCGTTTTTCAAGTACGGCGTGTTCGGGACTTACTTCGGTAAGTTCCTGGGCAAGCCGATGGTGAACAAGACGGCCAAGGGCGTGACGATTTCAAGCTCTGAGTCGTCTATCGTCGCACTCAAGGCCGACCTCATGTCCGGCCCCGGCGACAAGGTGACGTTCCCGCTCGTCATGCCCCTGCAAGGGGCGGGCGTAGTGGACACCGACCAGTTGGAAGGGTCGGAGGAAGAGATGCAGTTCTACGATTGGTCGTTGGAACTGTGGAAGATCGCCAATGCGATTCGCGACAAGGGTAACCTGTCCCAGAAGCGCGTGGTGTTCAACATTGCGACCCTCGCTCGGCAGGAGTTGGGCCGGTGGATGGGCATTCGGATTGACCATTACACGCGGATGGCCATGTCGGGCCTGGTGTCCCAAGACGGCAAGGTGGCAGTGAACCCCCCAAGCTCGACCCGGCGCGTCATCGGTGGCCAGACTGCCGCTGGCGTAGTTTCGCTCGTTACTGCGAGTGGGCTGGACGCGATGAACACCGCCGCCCCATACCTCATGGGGCCGGAGTTCATTTCGGCTGTCAAGCGCAAGGCTCGCGAAACCGAGCCCATGATTCGCCCGATCATGGTTGGCGGCAAAGAGTATTACGTCATGTTCATCCACCCGCTGCAGACCAAGGCGCTGAAAGCCAGCGATACATGGACGAGCGCCCAGGAACACGCCGGACCACGCGGCATGAACAACCCGTTGTTCAGCGGCGCTGAAGGCGAGTGGGACGGCGTGATAATTCACGAGGACCCGCGAATCGAAACCCGCGTCGGCGCCGGCGGTACGGCTGCGACGGAATACTTCGACGCGGTGGACGTGGACAGTCTCGGAGTCTTGGACAACGGCATTTCCGCCGCCCGGTCGCTGTTCTGCGGGGCGCAGGCTGCAGCCCAAGCGTACGGCGAGTTGCCGAAGGCGCTGTTTGAGGACTTTGACTACAAGCGCGATACAGGCTACGGCGTTGAAGCGATGCTGGCGGTTGGCAAGCCGGAGTTCAACGGCATTGACTACGGCGCGATGTGCTGTGACACCGCCATTGTGACCGACGCCGGGTAGGACGCCTGGCGGGCCTGATGGACGTACGTTTGACGCACCTGACAAGAAAACACCTTTTGAAAAGGAACACGAAAAATGAAGCGGACACTTTTGACTATCGTAGCGGTCGCGCTGCTGTTTGCGGCCCCCGCATTCGGGCAGCACGGACGCAAATACTTCAATTTCAGCGTGATTAACGAGCTGCACGTGGAGAGCACGGAAACGCTGACGATCACCGTGTACAACGCCTCAAGTGATGCTGACATCACTTCCACGTGCTACACCACATCGGCAGGAAGCACGGCGTTCGACACGACGCCGAGCGGCGCGTCGTTTACCTTCTGGTCTCCAGTGGCCACCATCGACGTGAAGGTGGCGGCCGCTGGCGGCAATACTGGCCGAGTGTACGACCTGACGAGCA